GCCATACACATGATTTTAGTTAAATTAAGTCGTATTATTTATGGTAACCATGACCATGCAGATCATTGGGATGATATTGCTGGATATGCTTTATTGGTTGCAGATAGACTTAAAGATAGTAAATTATAAGTTACTATTAATTAATGATTTTACTGATGGTTTTGTCTAGCAAAAAGCACATAATTTGCGATACAAACTGCAATTTTTAAGTTTGTATAACATTTATAAGGAACTAATTATGTGGACTAAACCAGCTGCAACAGAAATGCGTTTCGGTTTCGAAGTTACAATGTATGTAATGAATAAGTAATTAACGCAAGTAACATAATGCGTATTCGTATGCTTGGAGGCATAATTTTAAACAGCCTCCAAGTATGCAAACTAAACACATTGTAGTAACAAACATCAACATAGCGTCAAAATGATCTTGTTTCATTTTTTACGCATATTAGGAAGTGGATGAGCTTTTAATAAATCCATTTTTTCATGTCTTTTTAATTCTTCTTCCAAACCATTTACTCTTTTAACAATATAGTCTTTAGATTCGCTACGAATACCTGGTTTTTCTGCTTTATATGTAGGTTTAGTTGCCATAACGTCTAGTTCCTTCTTTATCAATAATTAATTGTTCTAATCTTGGTTCTTTGCCTTCTTCTGCAAATCCAATATGACACCATCTATCATACTCCAAAATAACTTGATCGTATTGAATACCACTAGAAATAATAGCGTTGACAATATCCACAGGGCTACCAAAAGAAGGGCAAATGATGTCAGCAGCCAATCCCCTAACGTGTGCAGAAGTCGGCTTACTTCCCAACATTCCATTAACAAGTAGGCAACGATAAGCGCTATTAATATGAATAGGATGGCCAAGTAATCTCCTGACGCTTTCAAGGTTCAAAGCTAATGTTTTAAGGTTATCTAATACTTGAGGATCAGTCGGTGTATTGTCTATATGGTTACGATCCGCTATTTCTGATGCGTAAAGTTCCTCAAATGTAAAATGTTCGGTTATATTCATTCTTCGCTTAATTTTTCAGGTGTTGAATGATAAAGCATTTGATCTTTTAATTGACTACCATGAGATGAGCCAAAGTAAAATGATATAACGCCAGTCCATGCAGTTCCTAAAGAACCTAACATAATCATTAAAGCGTTATTGGTAGGATCAACTTTATTAAAAAATAACAAAGTAAGTATTCCAAAAAATCCAATAGTCGTAATAGCAGCCAATATTGCTGGAATGTTTGACTTTGTAGTCATTTCCATATTACGAGCAGACACAGAGTCAGCGACTTCTATTTTGGCAAAGTCTAATCCTAACTCTTGAGCCTGGCGTTGTAACTCTATTTCGGCTACTTTAACTTGAGCTATTTGATCTGCATTAAGTTTATTAGATTGAATTATGTCATTGACTTCATGTGGCGCTACATTTAAAGCTTTAGACAAAACAGTCACAGCTAAACCTGCTAATGGGCCACCTAATGCGCTAGCAACTGTAGGTGCTATTTGTAATAACCAATTCATTTTCTTTTCTCGTGTTCTTCTAAAATACGGATACGAACATTAAGTTCTGATATTTCTTTGTTTAACTCCTCTTTCATTTTAACTCTTTCTGCAGCAGATAACGGACTATCTGTTGGAACGCCTTGTGATGTTATTAAAGCAGGCATTTTAGATTTAATGTCAATTAAATCGTTTTGCATAGAAGTCATAGACGATAAAAGCCATGCAATCGCTGAAATGATTACAGGAAATAACATTGACGTTATTTTAGAAAAATCCATTATTGAGCTACAGTTGTTGTAGCGCCATTTTCATTGGTTACAGGTGCAGGAACAGCAGGTGTTGTAGATTCTACAGGTTGAGCAACAGGTGCTGCAACTTCTGCTTTCTTATGAGCAATTTTGCCAATAAGTGTTTCCACAGCCAAAATAATTGCTCTTACATAACCTACTAATGTTTTAATTACTTGTAATACTGACTGAACAACAGCCCATAAATCTTTAATTAATTGCATATAAACTCCTTATTTTAAAAGATTACTTAATAATAATAACAAAACTGCGCCTACAGCACCAAGTAATATTTGTTCTAGACGCTTTAATCTTGCATTAATTGCTTCATAACGCAAAGCACAAACTTGTTCGTGAGTGCTTAATCTGTGGTCTACATCTTCTAAATTATGTTTCATAATTTTATGTCTTCATTATGTATGCTAAAGCATAGTAAGGTGGTAAGTTAGCATTTGTGCCACTTACACCTGTTGATGCGTTAGTTGTAGCAACTGTAACGCCTGTAGTTGCTGTTGTTGTATTTGTTGCAACTGTGCCTGGAGTTAAACCACCACTATTAGAACCATAAGAATTACCTGTAGTAGGATAGTTATATGAATGAAAGTGACCAGGGTCAGTAACTACTGAAGTTGCTGTATGTGTATGAGATACCACAATTGCATCAGCACTACCGCCGGTTTGATTAACTGAATAAGTATTACCAGCACCAACAACAAATTTATTTCTTAAATCAGGTGTTCCGTTTGTTCCGTCACAAATTACATAGCCACTAGGAATTGAACCAACAGCGCCTGACCATAAAATAATACAGCCTGAAGGTAATGTAGAACCTGAAGCAGGAATTGTGCCTAAAATGCCATATAAGTTGTCATAAGTGGCAATTGTTGTGCTTACCGCATCTTGCAATACAAATTTATAGTTATAGCCATAAGTTAGCCAAATTTCACTAGGTGTTCTACCATCTGTTCCTAAAACAATTGGGTTTGTATTGGCTGTAGTTCCATTAACATCTGTATAAGTGGCTAATGGAGTTGATGATCCTGCTTGATAGGTATATAGTTTGCCACCATTTAAAGGTAGCCCTGTAGTGCCTAAAAAGCTTATTCCGTTGCCTATGGGTGATAAATTGACTGACATTATTGTTCCCTTTTTTCTGGTTTTTGTTTTAATTCATAAGCTGTAAATTGAGAAATTGGTATTTTTTGCATTCCTAAATTACCTGGAGCATTTAATAATTCTCTTAATGCTTTTGATTGTATTCCTTTTGTTCCATAATTTATTACAGATGGATTTGTTATTGCTTTTTGCATAATATTTGGAATTGCAAAACCACCTAATGCACCTGTTGCAGCAGTTTTATAATCACCTGTATACAATCCATATCCTGCACCAGCTAAAGACAATGGTAAATTATGAGCCAATATTCTAGTAGCTGTTCCTGAATTAGGTATTTTTTCAGGAATAACTTGCTTTCCTGATTGAGCTAAATTAATTAATGTTTGATCGCCTTTTCCATATATTGATGCACCACGATTAGCTTTTGTTCCAACTGTATTTGCTAATATTGATGGACTAATATCACCGCTACCTGATTTATCAATAGCGTTTTCAATAATTTTCATATTTCTAAATTGTAATCTAGCTGTTTTAAATGCTTCTTGATCTTCTTTGTTTAAAGAATTATTAAATGCATCCATTACAGCACCTCTTAATTGTCTTGCATGATAAGCCAATGTTGAGTCAGGTGAACTTGATGCTCTGTCTAATTGTTTTTTAATTGCATATGCTTTTTGACCAGAAATTTGACCATTTTCATCAACGCTATTAATAATTTCATTAGATAAAGTAGACACAGGATTTTTGTCACCTAAAAATGTATGAGATTCTTTTTGTATGCCACCAATTTTAGATAATACATCGTCATTAATATTTAAATTATTATTTTCTAATATAGATTTAAATTGATTATCAATTCTATCCGCAGCCCTTCCCATTGTTGTTGCATCTGCTACATGACTATCTTCACCAATAGTTTTTAATACTGCATTATTAAATTGTGATTTTTGTTTTTGAGCAAATGCTTGTTGAAATCCAGCAGTTAATGGATTGTCATTTAGCATTGCTTTTGCTTTTGATAAAAATGCTGATCCTGTTTGTTGTGCTAGGTCTAAATCTATTCCTGCATTTTTTAAAGTATTTACAGCCTTTTGACCTGCAACATTTAATTCATTTTTAATAGGTTGAGCAATTCTACCTACAGCATTAGTAGCACCCAATCCTGCAATTCCTGCACCTGCACCAACACCAACACGAGCAAGTTTACTTTCATCTTCTAATGTTGGAGTTAATAATCCTTGAGTTGCTCCAACAGTAGCCGCAGCTTTATAATTAGAAGGATTTATTATTTGTGAACCTATTGTTTCTAATGAAGGTAATTTAGCTAATCCGCCTGCAGCTTGTATTGCTTCACCACCTAAAAGCGCTTCACCAATATTAGCTCCAATATAACCTGTCATAGCTGATGGATATTGAAGTAAATTTTCTGTTCTAGTTCTTTGTTCTTTTACTTCTTTTTCTATGCTTTGTTTTTTTTCAGGATATAAAGGTTCACCTAATTGCTTTAATGCTAACCATTGACTTAATAATGCTTCTTTAGCGCCTTGATAAACTTTTTGAGATGTAGGCATTGATTCATAAGGATTTGGTTTTTTAGATTCTTGCAATAAAATGTCAGCCTCATTGCCAAAAGATGGATTTTCTATTGCGCCTGTTCCAATTAAATCTTCTTCATGTTCTGGATGACCAATAAAAGAATTAGGATTAGCACCAAGCAAATCTTCGTCTTCTATTTTGTTTTTGCTTAAATCTTTAGCTGTAACAGAAATATTAGGCAAAACTACATCATATTCATCAGCAAAAGCCATTACATTAATCCTAAATTATATCGTTTATCAATATTAGTCATAGCTTCACCTTTTTTCTTAAATGCAGCCCATTCTTTTTCGCTCATAGAAGCTCTAAATTTTCTTTTAGCGTCATCAGACATTGAGTTCCATTGCAATACATTAGGATCAGCAATTTGATTAAACTGAACAAGTGCTTTTGAATATTTTTCAGGATTAGTTTGATATTGTTGCATGACTGCTTGCTTAACAAGTTTAAGCTTTTCTTGACCAATATATTGATTAGATGCTTGTTCAATAGCTTGAAGTGTCATATGTTTATTAGGATCAGCAGCTTGTCTAATTGTTGTAGCAAAATCTGTTCCATTTTTGCCACCTTGTAAAGCTAATTGTGCAGAAATTTTATCAAGTAATTGCGTATCAGTAGCGGTTTCATCATTTTTAATTGATAAAGTTTGTGCAACATTATTAAGAAATTCTCTTGGATGTGCAAATGCACCTGTAGATGCACCTTTAGAATATTCTTTAAGTTTTTGATAAAGACCAATGTTTTTAGCTGCACTTGTAGCGTCTTGAGTAGTCTGTGACCAATCTTCTGCAGCAACTTTTGATCTAGCTTGATAAGATTCTGCTTGACCTGGTTGCATAGATGATACAGCAGGGGCAGGGCCACCTCTGCCACCTTGACCACCACCGCCACCAATAAGAATTTTAGTTCCAACAGGAACACCCATTCTTTCAGCTTCTGTTGGGTCTGTAATAACTCTTTCTGTGCCTGTAGGCAATTGTTTTGTAATTGGTGTGCCAACAGGTTGAGTTGGATTCATTCCTGTAAGCAATGGATTACCACCAGCAACAGGTGTAATAGTTTGACCTGTATCTTGCATATAAGCAGTTGGATATAGTTTTTCAGCTTGTGCTTGAGCAGATAATGCAGAAGCTTGTTTTTGAGCTAAAAATGCTTTAATTTCTGTTGCTGTAGCATTTGGATTTAATCCAATTAAAGCTTGATTAACTGCAGATTGTTTGTCTTCAGGATTAAGATAATGACTTGAATTATTAATGGTATCTGTAACCATTTTAACAACTTTGTCATAAGATAATTTTGGATCATTATGTAATTGTTGTATTTGTTGAACGCCATTAGTTGAAGCATCAATAATATTTTTAAGTTTTGCAGTATTAGCACCATAAACAGCAGTTTCTGATTCTGCCTTTTTTTGTGTAATTTTAGGTTGTAATGTTTCTTCTGCTTCAGTAGTTTTAGCTTCTTCTTCACGAAGTAATAATGGATTTATTTGTTGCGCTTGTTTAAATTTTTGAGCGCCAATAGCCATATTCATCATATCGCCTAATGATATGCCTTCAGGTGCTTTAATTTTTGAAGCTACGTCTGATACGCTAAAGTCTGCCATAATTTATACCTATCCTGAATAATATGATGTAGGTGTTGATGAAGTAGAGCCAGGATATGTTGGTAATTGGCTATATGGATTTATTGTTGAATTTTGACCTAATAATTGATTCATATAACCATAATTACCTAAACTACTTAATCCGCCACCAATAGCATTAGCTGTTCCAACAGTTCCTGCGGCTTGAGCATTTGCAGCACCTACACCAAGTGAACTAATAGAATTAGCAGTATTAGAAGCTAATTGTCCTGTAGATTGTTGAGCAGATTGTCCTAATCCTGCAATAGAAGCTAATGTGTTATAAATATTGCCACGTTGTGTTTGATAATTAGAAAATGCGTTTTGATAAGCATTTTGCGCTGTGTTTTGTGTGTAATTTTGCATAGCCATTAAAGAATTGCCACCTACAAGGCCACCTAAAGCATTTTGTTGATTACTTAATGCTTGTTGTCCTTGACCTAATTGAAATGCGTAATTAGGGGCTAAATTAGCGTTTAAATCCTGATTATTAAATTGATGTGTAAGATATCCTGAACCTGTAGCTGTTCCGATAGGATTTCCACTAGCGTCATATTGTTGGTATTGACCTGAACCCAATGAACCAATGGTATTTAAAGTATTATATCCTGCTGCTCTATATGGAGCTTGTTGAGCATTTTGCGTGTTGAACATTGCAAGCTGTTGAGCTTGTGCATTTTGAGCTGCTTGGGCTTGAGTATCGGCTGCACTATTAGCGCCTACTGCTCCAATGACTGCTGATCCAACTATGGCGGTTGCTATTGCTGACATAATACATTTCCTTTAAAATTAATACCTGATAAAGACAAAGCTTGTCGGTAATCTATGGTTATTTCTTCCCCTAAACTACCACCTTTACACCCATCAATATCTCTAATTGCTACTAAATCTATATCGCCATTTGGCAATAATACCATTTTGGCATTTGGAAACACAGAGTGATTTGTAAATCTACCTGCTTGTGTTCTTTTGCCTTGAATTCTGGCTTGGCATATCACATCATTTTTTTTTATAGGTGATGTTAAAAATAAGCCTTTTCCTTCAATCGATGAATCTGCAACACGAACTATATTGCTAAATACTGAAATTTGATCTTCTTCATTTTCAGATTGCTCTTTAGCTATTTCATGTGAAATTCCACATTCTTTTAAAAGCTTTTGATAGTCATTTCTATCAGCTTCTTTTGCTACCTTTTCAATAGATAGCTTAACATTATGGTC